CAGGCTTTATTTAGTAAAACTTCAAATTATCAAACAAATGCTGAATACGATTTTTATTTTACAGGTGGATCTCTTTATTTTACTTTAAGCAACTTTGATAGATCACCTTCAAATAATAATAAATACGCATCATGGAATTATAACTGGACAGACGCTGCCCCTGATGTTTGGTATAGTATTATAATAACATATGACATGTCTGTATCTAATGTAGTAGATAGAGTTAAGTTTATAATAGACGGAGATAATAAAACTATATCAGGTTCTAATGTCAACTATGTAGCTATGGGCAATAGAGGCGAGAACTTTTTAATATCTAGACTAAGTAATACAGGACCTTCATCTTACGATTTAAATGGTTACTTATCTGACTTTGCTGTATTCGATTACGCTGTTGATTCAGCTACTATTTGGAATAATGGTACACCTATAAATTTAATGGCTTTATCAAACCCTCCAATTTGTTATTTACCTATAGGTGATAAAGATACTATTGGAAATGGTACGTTTGATTATAATGTTCCTAATATTTCAGTTGGTGCAGATAGTGTTTTTGATTTTGCTACTAATGGTTATATAGAATTACCTACTGTTCCAGAATTACAAATGGCTGGAGCTAGTAATTATACTACAAATATATGGTTCAATAGAGACTCAACGATCCAGGAAGGTATAGTTGGATATAACTACTCAAATAGTAGAGGATCAGGATGGTATCTGTGGTGTAATGGAACAACTTTTATAGCACAGTTAGGATTTGATGGTGGTAGTAGTAATTTTGGAAGTTGGAACTACACTGTACCATCAGCTGATTTTATAGGATCTTGGCATATGATAACAATGGTTTTTGATGGTTCACAAACTGGTCAAGATAGACTTAAAGTTTATTATGATGGAGAAGAGCCATCTGGAGCTACATATAGTAATCCTAGTTCATTTCCCTCGGTTTTGCCTAACGGAATATCTACAGATAACACGAGAAATGTTTACTTAGGAGTATTACAAACTGGTACAAACCCAGCAGCTGGTTTGGGACCAACTTATTTATTTAACGGTCAAATGAGTAATGCAGAGTTTTGGAAAGACTCTTTAACAAGTGCTGAAGTCTTGACTTTATACAACTACGGTTCACCTTTATCTAGTACACAACCTCAAGCAGATGATCTTACAGCTTGGTATAAAATGGGTGTTGATACTAGTAATTGGAATGGTAGTAATTGGCAATTAAGTAATTCAACTGCAAATTATTCTAGTGCTTTAGACTTTGAAGGCAGTGACAGAATAAATGTTGACAGTGTAAGCAGTGTTTTTAGTGATGCAAGCAATTTTACAATTTCTGGATGGTTTAATTGGGCAAATTATAGCAATGCTAATGAATGGTTATTTATGGCAGCCGCTGATGATAGTAGCCCCGGTATAAATACTAGAAGAGTTCAACTTGAGACTTATAATAAGCAATTATATTTTAGTTTTATGGTTGACTCTGCAGGAGCTGGTCTTGCAAGAATAAATATGACAACAGCTCAATGGGATGCGAAATGGGTACATATGGTAGCTGTTTTTGATGCTAATGCTGTTGTTGCTGATAGAATGATAGTATACTTTAATGGTGTAAGGCAAGTTGCTGCTTACAGTGCCCCTACAGGTAACGCCCCAAACAATATTAACAATGTTTCTATTGGTAATAGAACCGATGGGTTGTATAATTTTGAAGGACTCATATCTAACTTTGCAATTTATAATACTAGTTTATCAAGCTCTAACGTTTTGTCTCTTTATAATAGCGGAACACCTCAAAACACTATATTAGGATCACCACAAGCTTGGTGGAAGCTAGATTCTACTACTATAACAGATTCAAGTAGCAATGGAAACACTGGAACTAATGTTGGAGCTACACAAGTATCTTCTTTAGTGTCTACACTAAACGGTATTAGTGAGGGACTTAACACAACAAGTTTAGTTCAGAGTAACCTAACTAAAAAAATTCCTTATAGTAGCTATAGTATAAGTTTTTTAGGTACCACAGGTTATTTTACTTCTACTCCTTCTATTGGAATAACAAGTGCTATAACTGTTTCAGCATGGGTTAAAATACCACCAACAAACACAGGTAACACTGCTCCACAAGTAATTATATGCGAGGACAATACAGGTGGGGCTGAAAGAAATTGGATCTTATATTACAGGAATCAAGGCGGTACTGATAATAAATATATTTTTGCCGTATTTCACACGGATGGAAGTGCTACTAATATCATCTCATCAGGAATAACGCCTAATAATGGACTTTGGCAGAATGTTGTTGCAACTTTTGATGGAACTACAAATGCTAATGGAATTAAGCTATATGTAAACGGACAGCAAGCCGCAACTCCAGTTACTGCAGGTTCTACCGGTGTAAGATCAACATCTGGCGTAGGTCCTAGTATTGGAGCTCTTGAGCATGGGCCTTGGCCTATTGATGCGGAAATTTCTAATTGTGCTGTTTGGGAATCATCAATTACAGATAATGATGCCATAAATATTTACAACAATGGAACAACTCAAAACTTAAATAACTTTAGATTAACTCCTTACGCTTGGTGGCCACTAAACGAAGACAGCGTATACTTTAATGGATCTGTTATAGTTGCTAGAGATCTTATAAATGCTAAAGATGTTACTGGAGTTAATTTAATACAGAGTAGTATTAAAGGATCTGCACCTGGTTCTACTGGGAATGGCTTAAGTTCTGGAAGTTCAGATTTTAATCTACTTGAAGGAGATAGTTTAAATAGCATAAATAATTCATACAGTATTAATATGGCTGACTATGCAGACGGTATAACTAACCCAGCAAATTCAGGCCAATCAACAAATGTACCTTAAATAAGTAAAAATGACAACATATATAGTGATAGATATAGATACGCAGACTAAGTTAATCGATTTCAGTCAGATAAACACTACAAGTTCACAATCGATGAGAAGAAATTTAGCCAATACACAGGCTATGCTATCTTATCAAGTGACTCCTAGTTTTATTACAAATGGTACAGTTGTACCAATTGATACACTTAATCATGAGGAAGCTTTAGCTTTGCTAGCAACTTCAGCTTGGACAGAACCATTACCTGAAGAATAAATAAAATATAATTAAATTAAATTAAATGAAAATTAAAGAAGAACAATTAAATAAAATTAAAGAACAACAGTCTAACTTAAACAACGTCTTACATGAGATAGGTATTTTAGAAAGCACCAAGCATAGTCACTTGCATCATATAGCTGAAATGAATAAAGATATTGAAAAGCTTAAAAATGATCTTGAAGAAGAATATGGGCAAGTAAATATAAATCTTGAAGATGGTTCTTACACTGAAATAGAAAAAGAAAATGTCTAATATAAGAAAAATAAGCATAGGTTCTGACTACAAAAACGATGCCATGCATTATGCTGTTGGACAAGAAGTATACGGTGGACATGTTATATGTAATATTTTAAACCAAGAGGAAAAGGGAGAATATTTAATATATATAGAGAAAAATAAAGAAGTTTTACCTTGGAAAAAGTTTAATAGCAATATGGCTATAGCTATAGAATTTGACTTAAAATATTAATGAAAAGTCTTTATAATTTTATTGTTAGACCTCATTTAGAAAGGTATGACAATGTTATAGATGTTGATGGTAAAGAATTAGTCATAAACACTAGTATAGAAGATCACAAATTTATAAGCAAAAAAGCTATAGTAGTATCAACTCCTTTAGCTTTTGACACTGAAATAAAAACAGGTGATATAGTATACATACATCACAATATATTTAGAAGATGGTATGATCAGAAAGGAAGAGAACGTAATAGTTCTACGTACTTTAAAGATGATTTATATTTTTGTAGTTTAGATCAAATATATATGTATAATAACAAGCCTCATTTAAACTACTGCTTTGTTAAGCCCATTAAAGAAATAAACAATCTATACAATAGAAAAGAAAAAGAATACTTTGGTATATTAAAATATTCTAACAAGTCCTTAGAAGCTGTAGGATTGAGTCCTGGTGACCTTGTAGTGTTTACTCCCAACTCAGAGTTTGAGTTTATTATAGAAGGCGAACGCCTTTATTGTATGAAATCTAATGATATAGCTATAACTCATGAATACGAAGGAAACGAAGAAGAAAATAATCCAAGCTGGGCAAAGAGCAATTGAAGAATTAATTAAAGTAGCAAAAGAAAAGATTGTAGACTCAGAAGATGATGTAAGCGCTGACAGATTAAAGAACGCTGCTGCAACTAAAAAGCTAGCTATAATGGATGCTTTTGAGATATTATCCAAGATCAACGAAGAAGAAGATATGTTAAGTGAAAAACCTAAAGATAAAAAAGAAGAAAGATCTTTTAAGGGTTTCGCAGAAGGGCGTAGCAAATGATTGAGAATAAAGGTCTTTGGCAAGAAATAAAAAACTATATAAATCCTAAAATACTATCTAAACAAAATAGATACAAAAAATGGAAGTATGGTTATAATGAAGATTACGATTTTATAGTAATTAGTAAAACTGGACAAATTGGACAGATCATTGAGATTCAAAACCTCCGCATTGCTTTACCAAAAGAGGATAAACCTTTTAAACGAAGCGAAAATAAAGAGGAACAATACTGGGAACAATACGAATATCCCAAAGAATTAAAAAGAATTAAAAGTAGATTTGATTGGGATGAATATCCTTCAGATTTCAAAGAACAATGGTACGATTATATAGATGAAGAATTTAAACGTAGATCAAATGGCTACTGGTTTTTTAATAACGGTAAGCCTACTTACATCACTGGTACTCATTACATGTATTTGCAGTGGTCAAAAATTGACATCGGAGCACCTGATTACAGGGAAGCAAACAGACTCTTCTTTATATTTTGGGAAGCTTGTAAAGCCGATAGCAGATGTTATGGAATGTGTTATCTTAAAAACAGACGGTCTGGTTTCTCCTTTATGTCATCAGCAGAGCTTGTCAACCAGGCAACTATATCTTCAGATGCCAGATTCGGTATCCTTTCTAAATCTGGAGCAGATGCTAAAAAAATGTTCACAGACAAAGTTGTACCAATATCCGTTAACTATCCGTTTTTTTTCAAACCCATCCAAGATGGTATGGATCGTCCAAAAACCGAACTGGCGTATAGAGTCCCAGCTTCAAAACTTACTAGACGTAAATTAGATGATAATGTTAAATTAGCTGAATTAAAAGGTTTAGACACTACAATTGATTGGAAAAATACAGGAGACAACTCTTACGATGGTGAGAAATTAAAGATACTAGCACACGATGAATCAGGAAAATGGGAAAGACCGGACAATATATTAAACAACTGGAGAGTTACAAAAACTACACTAAGACTAGGGCGAAGAATCGTAGGCAAGTGTATGATGGGCTCAACTTCAAACGCATTAGATAAAGGTGGAAACAACTTCAAAAAATTATATACAAATTCAGACGTTAGAAAAAGAAATAAAAACGGACAAACTTCTAGCGGACTCTATTCTCTTTTCATCCCTATGGAATGGAACTACGAAGGATTCATGGATACTTTTGGATCACCTGTATTCACTACGCCAAAAAATAAAACAGTCGGAAGAGACGGTGTTGAAATTACAGTAGGTGTAATAGAACACTGGGACAATGAAGTAGATGGTTTAAAATCAGATCAAGATAGTTTAAACGAATATTACAGACAATTTCCTAGAACAGAGGCACACGCTTTTAGAGATGAAACAAAAAACAGTTTATTTAATTTAACTAGAATATATCAACAGATAGACTACAATGAAGAGTTAAATAACTTAACTGCAGTAACAAAAGGTAGTTTTATGTGGGAAAATGGTATAAAAGACACTAAAGTAGTTTTTGTGCCAAATAAAGACGGAAGATTTTTAATATCTTGGGTTCCAAATAAAAATTTACAAAACCAAGTGATTATAAGAAATGGTATTAAATATCCAGCAAATGAACACGTTGGAGCTTTCGGACTTGATAGTTATGATATTTCTGGCACTGTTGACGGCAAAGGCTCTAATGGATCTCTTCATGGATTAACAAAATTTTCTATGGAAGATGCGCCACCTAATCACTTTTTCTTGGAATATATAGCTAGACCACAGACAGCAGAAATATTTTTTGAAGAAATACTAATGTCTCTAGTATTTTATAGCATGCCAATACTTGCTGAAAACAATAAACCTAGATTTTTATATTATTTAAAACGTAGAGGTTATAGAGGTTTTAGTATGAATCGTCCCGACAAGATATGGAATAAATTATCTACAACAGAGAAAGAAATAGGTGGTATTCCAAATTCAAGTGAAGATATTAAACAATCGCATGCTGCAGCTATAGAAAGCTATATAGAAGTACACGTAGGAGAATTAGAGAACGGTTATGGTGATATGTACTTACAGAAAACTTTAGAAGACTGGGCTCAGTTCGACATAAATAATAGAACAAAACACGATGCTTCAATAAGCTCTGGTTTAGCTATAATGGCTTGTAATAAAAATAAATATAGACCAGTCGCAGAAAGAATTAAAAAAAATGTCAATTTTGGTATCAAAAGATATAATAATGACGGAAGTTTATCTCAAATAATAAAATAAATGCAAATACAAACTTACAATGGTAGTTCATTTCCTGATCAGGTAGTACCTGAAGAAGTAAAGCAGAGTTTAGATTACGGTAGACAAGTTGGTAGAGCTATTGAAGGAGATTGGTTTAGTGGTACTAGAACAGGTGTTTCTGGAAGGTTTAATACTAACTATAATACATTTAGAAATTTAAGATTATATGCTAGAGGTGAGCAATCTGTTCAAAAGTATAAAGATGAATTAGCTATAAATGGAGATTTATCTTACTTAAATCTTGATTGGAAACCAGTTCCTATCATACCTAAATTTGTAGACATTGTTGTCAATGGTATGGACAGTAAGCTTTTTGAAGTCAAAGCATATGCTCAAGATCCAGAGTCGCTTAAGAAAAGAACAGGTTATGCTGAAGCTTTAATGAGAGATATGCAAGCTCAAGATTTAATAGAGCAGATAAAAAATACTTTGGGTGCAGATATGTACTCAACTGCAAATCCTGAAGATCTACCGCAAAATAAAGAAGAGTTAAGTGTACATATGCAGTTGACTTATAAGCAGTCTATAGAAATAGCTCAAGAAGAGGCTATAAACAATACATTGACTTTTAATAAATACGATTTAACTAGAAGACGTATAGCAGAAGATTTAGTTATATTAGGTATTGGAGCTGTTAAAACAAACTTTAATTTATCAGAAGGAGTAACAGTAGACTACGTTGATCCAGCTAATTTAGTATATTCATATACTACAGATCCTAACTTTCAAGATGTATGGTACGTAGGTGAAGTTAAATATATTAATTTAAGTGAGATTAAAAAAGAATTTCCTAATTTAACCGAATCAGAGTTAGAAACAATACAGCAATATCCAGGCAGCGAAAGTTATAATTATCAGTTCAATGGTAGAAGAGACGGTAACAGTATAGCTGTTTTGTATTTTGAATATAAAACTTACCAAGATCAAGTTTTTAAAATAAAAGACACACCAACAGGTTTAGAAAAAGCATTAGAAAAGTCTGACACTTTTAACCCACCTAAAAATGATAAATTCGATAGAGTTTCTAGATCTATAGAAGTTTTATATAATGGTGCTAAAATACTAGGTCATGAAATGATGTTGAAGTGGGAATTAGCTAGAAACATGACAAGACCTGACTCTAATCTAGTTAAAGTTAACATGAACTACAACATCTGTGCACCTAAAATGTATAAAGGTCGTATTGAGTCTTTAGTTGGAAGAATGACAGGTTTTGCTGATATGATACAGCTTACACATTTAAAACTACAACAAGTACTAGCTAGAATAGTTCCTGACGGTGTATTCTTAGACGTAGATGGCCTAGCCGAAGTAGATTTAGGTAACGGAACTAATTATAATCCAGCAGAAGCGTTGAATATGTATTTTCAAACTGGTAGTATATTAGGTAGATCTATGACTCAAGATGGTGGAGCTAATCCTGGTAAAGTTCCAATACAAGAGCTACAAACGTCTTCTGGTGGTGCTAAAATGCAATCATTAATACAGACTTATCAGTATTATCTACAAATGATAAGAGACGTGACGGGATTGAACGAAGCTAGAGATGGTAGTTCACCTGATCCAAATTCTTTAGTTGGTCTGCAAAAATTAGCCGCAGCAAACTCTAATACAGCTACAAAGCATATAGTACAGGCTAGTTTGTTCTTATCAGCTAAAACATGTGAAAATATATGTCTTAGAATATCAGATGCTTTAGAATATCCATTAACTAAAGAAGCTTTAAAATCAAGTATAAGTTCTTATAATGTAGGAACTTTAGAAGATATGTATAGTCTTAATAATTTTGAATTTGGAATATTTTTAGAATTAGTTCCTGATGAAGAAGAAAAAGCTCAATTAGAGCAAAACATACAAATAGCATTACAGAAACAAGATATAAATTTAGAAGACGCTATAGAGTTAAGAGAGATAAAGAACTTAAAACTAGCTAATCAATTTCTAAAAATAAAAAGAAAACAAAAAGCAGCTCAAGACCAAGCCAATCAAAAAGCTAATATAGAAGCTCAAGCCAATGCAAATGCAGAGGCATCTGAAAGATCAGCTCTAGCAGAGATGCAAAAACAACAGGCTTTAGCTGAAACTGAATTACAAATAGAAAAAGGTAAAGCTCAATTTGCTATACAGAGAATAGAACAAGAAGCCGCTATAAAAAGACAACTCATGGAGTTACAGCATAGATTTGATTTAGAACTAAAACGAATGGAAGTTGAAAAAATGACTCAAAAAGAAAACATGATAGAAGATCGTAAAGACAAACGAAGTAGAATAGAAGCTACACAACAAAGCACATTAATAAACCAAAGATCAAATGATTTAACACCAACAGATTTTGAATCTACATTATCACAAAATTTAAATGGATTTGGAGTTGAAGGAATGCAATAACAACTATTAATTATTATATTATATTATGTCAGAAGAAATAAAAGAAACACCTACAGGTGATTTAGAACAAGGGGAATTTAAGATAAAGAAAAAACCTAAAAATCTTAATAAAATAGAAAACACACATGCTAAAATAGATCTGTCAAAACCTAAAGAAGAGGTAAAAGAAGAGGTTAAAAAAGAGATTAAAGAAGAAGTTAAAGAAAATCCTATACTAGAAGTTGTAAAGAAACAGGATGATAAAAAAGAAGTTGAAGAAAAACCTAAGCGTAGAATAGTAGAACTTCCAGAAGACTTAGAAAAAGTAGTTCACTTTATGAACGATACTGGTGGTAGCTTGCAAGACTATGTTAGGTTAAATAGAGATTATTCTAATATAGATGAAAAAACACTATTAAGAGAATATTACAAAAATACTAAGCCACATCTAGACGCAGATGAAGTTGACTTTATAATGGAAGACAACTTTTCATATGACGAAGAAGTGGATGAAGAGCGAGATATAAAAAAGAAAAAACTCGCTATGAAAGAAGAAATTGCAAAAGCCAGAGGTTTTTTGGAGGAAACAAAGAGTAAGTATTACGAAGAGATCAAGTTGAAACCTAACGTAACTCAAGACCACCGAAAAGCTATGGATTTTTTCAATAGATACAATGAAGAACAAGAGCAAAAAAATACAAATCAAGAAAATTTTATTAATAAAACTAAAAATTATTTTTCCGAAGATTTCAAAGGTTTTGAGTTTAACTTAGGAGAAAGAACTTTTAATTACAATGTTAATAATAAAGATGAGATAGCAAAAGATCAATCAGAACTACAAGCTTTTACTAAAAGGTTTTTAGATGAAGAAGGTTCTATAAAAGATCATGAAGGTTATCACAAGGCTTTGTATGCCGCGAAAAACGCTGATACTATTGCGCAACATTTTTATGAACAAGGCAAAGCCGACGGGATTAAAAATATTGTAAACAAGTCTAAAAATGTAGATGCTGCCGCAAGGCCTCAAGCTAATCAAGATGTGTTTATAAATGGGTTTAAGGTAAAAGCTATTTCAGGTATTGACAGTTCTAAATTGAAAATACAAAAAAGAAACAAAAACTAAAAACTATAAATTATGAGTTTTACAACTGGCGGGAGTTTTCCTGCTTCTTTGGTCCCTGCTCAAAACAGAATGGCCTTACAGTCGAATTATTTAAATTTCGACTCTGCAGCAGGTGGTGGCACCTTTGCACAACAATATCTACCTGAGCTTTACGAAGCGGAAGTAGAAAGATACGGAAACAGAACATTATCTGGATTCTTGAGAATGGTAGGAGCTGAAATGCCTATGACTTCTGATCAAGTAATTTGGTCTGAACAAAATAGACTACATGTAGCTTATAGAGGCGTAACAGCTGCTGCTGTAGCCGGTGCCGGTTCTACTAATATAACTGTAACTTTAAACATTACAGCTGCAGAAAATCCAAGTTTAAATGGAGCTATAAGACAAGGACAGACTATTTTACTTTCTGACGTTGCTACAGGTTTAGTAACTGCTAAAGCATTAGTTCAAACCGTAACTAGTACTGGTGGTGGTATAACTAACGATATACTTACTTGTTCATTGTATGAAACAACTGCTGCGGCATTTCCTGCTGGATTAGTTGGAGCTGCTGCTTGTAACGTATTTGTTTACGGTGCTGAGTTTGGAAAAGGAATGGTTGGAATGGAAGGTTCTATTGAGCCAAATTTCACTCAATTTTCTAATTCTCCAATTATCATTAAAGATAAATATTCTATTAATGGTTCTGACACTGCTCAAATTGGTTGGGTTGAAGTTGCTACTGAAGATGGAACATCTGGATATTTATGGTATTTAAAGTCTGAATCTGAAACAAGATTAAGATTTGAAGATTACTTAGAAATGTCAATGATTGAAGGTGAGTTAATGACTAATGCTAATGTTGCTTTTCAATACGGACCTACAGGTGGATCTAGTACTGTTAAAGGTACAGAAGGTTTATTTGCTGCTATAGAGGCAAGAGGTAATGTATACTCTGGTTTTTCTGGAGCTGCTGCTCCTGGTGCTGGTGCTTTAGGTGATTTTGATGAAATCCTTAAAAACTTAGATAAGCAAGGTGCTATTGAAGAAAACATGTTATTCTTATCTAGAGCTACTGCTCTTGACTTTGATGATATGATAGCTGCTCAAGCTGGTGGAGGTTATGCTTCTACTGCTGCTGCTTCTTACGGTCTTTTTGACAATGAAGCTGAAATGGCACTTAACTTTGGATTTTCAGGTTTTAGAAGAGGTTCTTATGACTTCTACAAAACTGATTGGAAATATCTAAACGATGCATCTACTAGAGGATTAGACAAAGAGATCGATGGTGTTTTAGTTCCTGCTGGAACAACAACAGTATATGATCAAATGTTAGGTTCTAACATCAGACGACCTTTCTTACATGTAAGATATAGAGCTTCTGAAACTGAAGATAGAAGATTCAAAAACTGGATCACTGGTTCAGTAGGTGGAGCTTATACTTCTGATTTAGATGCTATGGAAGTACACTTCTTATCTGAAAGATGTTTAGTAACTCAAGCTGCTAATAACTTCGTGTTATTCAAAGGAGCTTAATTATTTATTAACATTTAAAAAATAAGAAAATGGGATATATAAAATTACCAGTTGATCAATTAGTTAATTGTGATGCTATTAACCAAATAACAGCCGATATATCAAGTAATACACTTACTATTGACGTGGTTTATAACTTAGTTGGACAAACAGGAGCAGGAACATTTGCTTGTGTAAAGTCTAACATTGTTTATACAAAAGGCGCATCTAATTCATTCATTAAAACAGAAGCTGAATATTTATCAGACTTTGTTGATGCTTGTGAAAAAATGAGTGGTGCAAGTGGGTCTAGCGTAGCTGGACCTATTGTGGAGCAAAAAGTAACTGCTAGTGGTGTACTAGTAGGAGCTATTACTCCAGTGGTAACAATAAAAAAAGGAGCTAACTTAGCATAAGTTAACTTAATAAGATCCCGCTTCGGCGGGGTCTTTTTTAATTATTATATTATATTATATTATGGCAACAACAAAAAAGGCTCCTGCTCCCAAGCAAGAGGTTAAAAAAGAAACTTGGGAATATAAAGATAGAAACTATTTTTTATTAGGTTCTAAAGAACCATTAACATATACTTTACCTAGTAGACATACTAGAAAATATCCTTTAGTATGGTTTGATAAAGATAAAGGCTATGAAAGAGAGTTGAGATATGCTACTAATCAAGAAAGTGTTTTTGTAGACGAGCAAAAAGGTCAAGTTACTTTAAAGCACATAGTTTTTGAAAAGGGTCATTTAATGGTAAAAAAAGAACAAAGAAATTTACAAGAGTTTTTAAATAAGCACCCTCACAATGATTTGATATTTGTACAACATGATCCTGAAGTACAAGCTATAGATGATGTGGATGATTTAGAAATAGAGTTGTTAGCTATGAATGCAGCATCACAAATGGATGTTGATTTTGCTGAGGCTATAATGAGAGTTGAAGTAGGTACTAGTGTGTCTAACTTGAGCTCTAAAGAGCTTAAAAGAGACTTAATGCTTTTTGCTAGAAAAAATCCATCTTTATTTATAGAACTAGCTAATGATGAAAATGTTCAATTAAGAAATGTAGCTATTATAGCTGTAGAACAACACATTATAAAACTATCTGGAGACAATAGAGCTTTTTCATGGGCAAGTAATGATCGTAAACTTATGAACGTACCATTTGACGAGAATCCATATTCAGCTATGGCTGCTTGGTTTAAGACAGATGAAGGTTTAGAAGTTTATAACTCAATAAATAAAAAGCTTAAATAACAAGTGATAATATAAAGGGTGGTTCGCGCCACCCTTTTTTTTTAAAAATATTAAAATGGCAATAAACGTAAATACGGTATATACAACAGTATTAAGTATCCTAAACAAAGAGCAACGTGGTTACTTAACTCCATACGAGTTTAATCAACTAGCTACTCAAGTTCAATTAGAGATATTCGAAAAGTTCTTTGAGGACTATAACCAATATATACGTATGCCTAAAACAGATGTAGAATTCGCATCTAGAATGGATCACATAATGGAAGAGTTTCAAGTATTTGAAAAAAATGACAAAGCTTCAACAGTTGCTGGTGGAGGATATACTCAACCAGTGGATTTACATAGGTTTGGATCTGCTGTTTTCAATATAGGTTTAAATTCTCCACCAATAGAAATAATGAGCAATAGAGAATATAATAGTATTAAACTATCTCCATTAACACAGCCTACAAATAATTTTCCTGTCGCTAAATACCAACAAAATAAACTAACAGTTTTTCCCAGTGTAGTTGGTCCTAATGTGAAAGACGTTTCTTTTAATTACATAAGAAAACCACTAGACGTGAGATGGGGTTATATAACTAATGCAACTTTAGGTAATTATGTTTACGATCCTATAGTTTATGTATCTCCAACAGGTGCTGTACCATATCCTCCTGTACCACCTACAGCGGCTGCTCCTGCCACTGCTGGTTCTACTAATTTTGAAATAAGTGAATCACAGCAAACTGAAGTAATCATAAGTATACTTAAATATGCTGGGGTAATAATAAGGGATCCAAATATTATTCAAACAGCTTCTCAATTAGAAGCGTCTAATGAAGCTAATACTAAAAGATAACACAATATGGCACTAATAACTGAAACAAACGCACAATATTATTCTGGGCAACAAGTATTTAATCATACAAGTGCTGGTGTAAGCTTTTTAACTACAACATTTAACACTGATTTAGTAGGCACAATAGTTAATGTTTCTAACTCTAATTTTAAAGTAACTAAAAATGCTAACCTACTGGTAGAGGGAGTTGATTATAATTTATCCACTACTATACTTAATCAAATAGATTTTACAGCTAATATAGTAGCAGGAGATCAAGTTTTAGTAACTTTAAATCAAACGGCTATTAATAATAATTATGGTAGCTATGAGTATATTAGTTTAATTGACATAATTAACAACTTCATGGTTGCTTATGTAGGTATGGATAAATTAATACCTAGATGTAAAAGATCTGATGTTATATTTCATGCAAAAAGAGGTTTACAAGAGTTTAGTTACGACACTCTTAAATCTATAAAGTCTCAAGAGTTAAAGATTCCACCTAGTTTATCTGTTGCTATACCTCAAGATTATGTTAATTATGTTAGAGTTTCTCATATAGACCAAAGTGGTGTTAAAAGAATTATATATCCAGTTAATAATTTAACTATATCACCTACAGAGTTACCAGTTCAAGATGCCGATGGAGTACCAACACAAAATTCTTTTGGACAAAATAACCAGGCTGAACAGTCTATTACAGAAGAAAGATGGAATAAGGAGAATCAAAATAACCTTACAGGTAATTTAGATATAGACAACACTAACGTATATGATTGGGCTTGGTGGAAACTTAACTTTGGTCAAAGATATGGCTTAGAACCACAATATTCACAATCTAATGGTTGGTTTCAAATTAATGAAAGACTAGGCACATTTAGCTTTTCTAGCGATTTAGCTGGTAAAATAATAGTTTTAGAATATGTATCAGATGGATTAGCTTATGACATGGATTCTAAGGTACCTAAGATGGCCGAGGATGCATTATATGCTCATATTAATTATTCTATACTATCTACACGTGCTAATACACAAGAGTACATCGTACAGAGATATAAGAGAGACAGATCAGCTAAACTTAGAAACGCTAAAATAAGATTATCTAATTTAAAACTTGATGAAATAGTACAAGTTTTCAGAGGAAAATCTAAATGGCTTAAATTTTAAATATGGCAGAGATTAGAAATACTTTTGTTAAGTCAAAAATGAACAAAGACCTAGACGATAGGTTACTAGGAAACGGTGAGTATAGAGAAGGCCAAAATGTAAACATAAGTAGATCTGAAGGTGAAGATGTTGGCGCTTTAGAAAACGTATTAGGTAATATAGAGCTATCTAATTTTGGTTTAGCTAGTATTCCTAATTTAGAAATAATAGGTCATTTAAGTAATGATATTGAAAATGTTTCATACTTTTTAGCTACTAATTATACTGACACTTCTTCCGATGAGCTGAGCAACCCAGCTCCTTATGGAGCAGCTTGTTACATACTGATGTTTAATTATATTACTAACACTAGTAGTATATTGGTTCAAGGTAGATTCTTAAATTTCTCTAAAACACAACCTATATATGGTATAGATTTAATAGAAGAGTTACTGTTCTGGACTGATGACAGAAACCAACCAAGGAAAATAAATGTAAAAAAAGCTATAGCAGATAACACTTATTACACGACTGAAGATCAAATATCAGTTGCTAAATATTTTCCTTATGAAGTACCTTTGCTTTATGATAGTGTTGTAATAACAGGTGTCACAACAAATCCCGCAACTGGAAACACTATACATTTCTGCGCTGATGCTACAGATTTAAGAATAGGTATGACTATAAATGTTCCTACTGTAAATGATTTTCCAATAATAATAAGTAATGTAAATTATACAACTAATAGTTTTTTAACTTTAATAGCAGTAAGTTTAGGTACTACTGCATCACCTGGCACACATTCTTGTGAGTTTGCTACTAGTCAAAATACCGTAGATAGATATACTACACCTAGTTTCTCTGGTGAATTTGTAAGCGTAGCAGCGTCAGCTGGTGGTTCAACGATTAAATTCACAAAAGCATGTGCAAACGCTACAATAAGTTTAAACCAAAACATGGGCGTATCATGCGCTGCTTGGGAAGCTATAGGAAATCCTGGCAGTGTTCCAATAGAAACTTTAAATGCAGCTACTTTATTTTCAGGTAGTTTAGGTGACGCAACTGCGGTATACGAAATAAGTGTTAATGTTGATTTAACAGACGCATCTTTTCAATTTTCAACACTAGTAGCTGGAGATATATTGTTTTTTGCAGATCCTAATCCTAACTTTAACAGTAGTTGGCCTGGTGACAAAGACTATTTAGAAGATAAATTTGTTAGGTTTGCGTATAGATTTAAATTTGACGATGGAGAATATTCTTTAATATCACCTTTTACTCAACCAGCTTTTATACCTAAACAAGATGGCTATTTAAGAAGTATAGGTGTTTTAGCAACAAGTACTACTAACGCGACACCAGCTGTAGAAACTACTACTAGAGGGTATTTATTACCATCTGGTCAAGAAGCTAATATTAGATCTAGCACTATAGTTAATTGGTTTGAAAACAAGGTTCAGCAAGTTAAACTTAGAATACCAATGCCTTTTATTGTAAACCAATTAGCCGCTAAACTTAAAGTGTCTGAAATAGAGATTCTTTATAAAGAGTCAGATGGTTTAGCTATACAAGTTGTAAACACTATGCCAATTACAGACACTACAATTACTGGTAATAGCACTAATATTTATGAATATGTATACCAATCAACAAGACCTTTTAAAACTTTACCTGAAAAAGAAGTTTCAAGAGTTTTTGATAAAGTACCTATAAGAGCAATGTCTCAATCAAGTGTTGGTAATAGAATAGTATATGGAAACTTTTTAGATAAACATACTCCTCCAAGTGAAATAAATTACCGAGTTGCTGTATCACCTAAAACACCGATTTCTCAATCAGGTTTGTTTTATTCTACTCTAACTACTAGTCACGGCATAGTATCATACCCTAATCATTCTGTAAAGCAAAATAGAAATTATCAAATAGGTATAGTCTTAGCTGATAGGTACGGAAGACAATCTGA